GTGCAGATTTTCGCATAAGTTTTTTTCCAAAAGTAATAAGTTTTTGAAAGTTTCAGGAGGCTCAAATGGGAAAGCGAGGACCCAAGCCCGGAAGCGGCGGCAGACCCAGGAAAGCCCTCAGTGAAAAGGTACTGGAAGGCAATCCGGGCAAACGCCCTATTCGGGTTCTGAAAAACTATACCGAACTGGAAGGGATGGAAATCCCGAACCCCAAAGAATATCTGACCGACCCACAGAAGAACGGCGAGGCTTTTATCGCCAAGGAAATCTATGACGAGGTCTGGGAATGGCTGAAAAAGCGGAAATGCGAACAATTCGTATCGCCGGAGCTGGTAGAGCACTACTCTCTGTCGGCGGCGCGAATGGTTCAGTGTGAACGTGCCATCTCCACCTACGGCTTCCTTGCGAAAAACTCTCAGGGCAACGCCATCATCTCGCCCTACGTTTCCATCGCCAAGGATTATATGAAACAGGCCAACGGCGTGTGGGATCGCATTCATCAGATTGTTCTTGAAAACTGCAGCACCGAGTTCGGCGGCGCTCATGACGAAGATCCTATGGAGAAACTTTTGAACTCCAGAAGGAAATAAAAAGTTTTAGAAACGGAGATAAGTTTTATGTTTGAAAAAGTAAATCCGGAGCATCCGGACAAACAGGCCGACCGCATTGCCGGAGCCATCGTTGACCTTGCGTACAAACAGGCCGACAACCCGCGCATTGCTGTCGAGGTTCTGCTCGGTCACGGCGTATGCTTTGTAATCGTCGAGACCAGCGTGGACATTTTTGCGGAGCAGATCAAGCGTATCGTTCACAGAATCGCCGGACAGATGGCGGTCATCCCCGAAATTCATCCGCAGGATGAGATTCTCGCGGGCAATCAGGAGAAAGGCTTCCGCTGCGGTGATAACGGCATCTTCAAAGGTGTGCCGGTCACCGATGAGCAGAAACGCTTATCCGGCATTGCACATACCATCTTTGATACATTTCCTACGGACGGCAAATACATTCTTGACGGTGAACGCCTGATTATCTGTCAGAGCAACGCCAAGACTGCGGCTCTCCGCAAAATGTACCGCAATGCGGAGATCAATCCGCTCGGTGACTGGACAGGCGGCACGAACGTGGATTCCGGCGCGACCAACCGCAAGCTCGGCAGCGATATGGCTGACAGCGTGACCGGCGGCGGTCTGCACGGCAAGGATCTCTCCAAAGCCGATGTGTCGGTCAATATCTATGCGTGGCTCAAAGCGCAGGAAACTGGAAAACCCGTGGAACTCTGCTGTGCCATCGGCGATGATGCCGTGGACGGCAGGCCTTACAGCGAAATCGTGGAGATCGCCCGTGCCTATATCAACAAGGTCGGCGGCTTTGAGAAGTTCGCGGAATGGGGGCTTGTATGAAAACCACAACCGAAATGAAGCTCATCCCCATCGGTGAGCTGATACCGTATATCAATAACGCCCGTACCCACAGCCCGGAGCAGATCAACAAGCTTCGGGCTTCTTTGCGGGAATTTGGATTTATCAATCCGGTCATCATCGACAAGGATATGAATATCATTGCGGGCCACGGAAGAGTGATTGCGGCAAAGGAAGAACACATCCCCGAAGTGCCCTGTGTGCTGGTGGACTACCTGACCGAGGCGCAGAAGAAAGCGTACATCCTTGCTGACAACCGTATGGCGATGGACGCGGGCTGGGATGAACAGCTCCTGCGTGTCGAGTTGGAAGCGTTACAGGCGGAGGATTTCGACCTGCTCCTGACCGGTTTTGACGATAAAGAATTGTCCGACCTTTTCAAGGATGAGAATACCGAAGCCGAGGATGACGATTTCGACCTCACGGCAGCACTCGAAAAAGCGTCCTTCGTGGAAAAGGGTGATGTCTGGACAGTCGGCAAGCACCGCCTTGTGTGCGGCGATGCCACCAGCCTGGACGATGTCGCAAAGCTGATGGACGGCAAGAAAGCAAACCTGCTTCTAACCGACCCACCCTACGGAGTATCCTTCAAAAGTTCCAGCGGCTTGACGATTCAGAACGACAGCATGAAGAACAAGGAGTTTTACCAGTTCCTCTACGATTCCTTCACGGCTGCGGCGGCATTCCTTTCCGCAGGCGCGGCGGCTTATGTGTTCCATGCCGACACCGAAGGATTGAATTTCAGAAAGGCATTCATTGACGCGGGATTTCACCTTGCCGGTTGCTGCATCTGGGTAAAAGACAGCCTTGTTCTCGGACGGAGCGATTATCAGTGGCAGCATGAGCCGGTGCTCTACGGATTTCTGCAGAACGGTAAGCATCCGTGGTACTCCGACAGAAAGCAGACCACCATCTGGAATTTCGCCAAGCCGAAACGTAACGAAAACCATCCGACCAGTAAGCCGCTCGACCTCTTGTGTTATCCCATCGGGAACAGCACGCAGGAAAACGGCATCGTGCTGGACACCTTCGGCGGTTCCGGCAGCACCATGATGGCGTGTGAACAAACAAACAGAATCTGCTGCACCATGGAGCTGGATGAGAAATACGCTTCCGTTATCCTCCGCAGAGCCGTAGAAAACGGCATCGCTCCGGAGGATATTTTTGTGGAACGCAACGGTGAGAAACTGATGTATGCCGACCTCGTCAAGGAGGTTGAAGCGCATGATTGACGGAAAACTGACCCTCGGCAGTCTGTTCGACGGGTCAGGCGGCTTTCCGCTCGGAGGGCTGCTTGCCGGTGTCAAGCCGGTCTGGGCTTCGGAAATCGAACCCTATGCCGTGCGGGTGACAACGAAACGGCTGCCGTTTATGAAGCACTACGGCAATGTATCCGAGATGGACGGCGGCAGGGTCGAGCCGGTGGATATTATCACCTTCGGTTCGCCGTGCCAGGATATGTCTGTCGCAGGAAAACGGGCGGGGCTGGACGGCTCCCGTTCCAATCTTTTCTATGAAGCCGTCCGTATCATTAAGGAAATGAGGAAAGCAACAGGCGGCGAGTATCCGAAATGGGCGTGCTGGGAGAATGTTCCCGGCGCATTTTCGTCTTCGGGCGGCGAGGATTTTCGCTGTGTTCTCGAAAGCCTGTGCGGAATATGTGATGAATCAGTATCTGTCCCTAAACCTGATAAATGGGCAAACGCCGGTGAGATCATGGGCAATGGCTACTCCGTTGCCTGGAGAGTGTTTGACGCGCAATACTGGGGAACGCCCCAACGCAGAAAACGCATCTACCTTGTCACAGATCTTACAGGCGGGCGTGCCGGAAAAGTTCTATTTGAGTCGGAAGGCCTGTCTGGGTATTCTGCGGAGGGCTTCCGTGCGTGGCAAAGAACTGCCGCAGATTTTGAAACGTGCACTGGAACAGCAGACGGAGCGGATGACCGCTTAGTCCTCTGCGACCAGGGCGGCAACCGCATGGATGTGCTGGAAGACAAAACCGCCACTCTCCGTGCGGAGGCGCATCATCCACCCATCGTGATGGAATCGGCGGGCTTCTGCACCGAGCATTCTGCAAAGAGCCGAAGCATCGGATATGAGGAAGAAACCTCACCGACCCTCCGTGCCGGAGTTGTTCCTGCGGCTGTCGCACTGGAAAACCACCCTGCGGACAGCCGTATCAGAATTGAGGATGGTAACTCTATACAGACTCTTACCCGACGCTGTGGCTCAGGCGGCAACAATGTACCGCTGTTGATGGAGCAGAAAGTGTACGGTGTCTGCTCCAAGGCAAGCAACGCTATGAAATCGGATAATCCTCACAGCGGATTTTATGAAGCGGATTCCACCAGAACGCTGGATGCCAACGGCGGACGGCCTGACTGTGCGCAAGGAGGAATGGTCGTTGTGGCACTGCAGGGGTCTATGATCGGCAGAGCCGATAAGAACGGTCCCCAGGGCAGCGGTGTCAATGAGGATGTGTGCTTTACTTTGGATGGTGCAGATCGCCATGCCGTAGCTTACGGTATCGGTCGTGATGCTTTCAACCAGGGCAAAAACGCACAGTATAAACCCGCAATTGAGGAAGAGGTACAGCCGACCCTCGTTGCCAAAGGTCCCGGTGCGGTCGCTGAACCGACCTGGTCGACAAGCAAAGCATCATTCTTCACAATGGCAACCGAGGAAAAAGCGAATACGCTGGTGGCTACGGACTACAAAGACCCGCCAATCGTCAATGACGAGGACGGTGTTCATTATATCGTCCGCAGACTGACGCCTACAGAATGTGCGAGACTGCAGGGCTTCCCGGACTGGTGGTGTGCCGACCTCGGTACGGAGCATCCGACCAGTGAGGAAATCTATGAATGGTACAAGGTATTTGAAACCCACAGAGAGCTGGTTACTCACGCTTCCAAACCGAAAACGGAGAAGCAGATCATCAAATGGCTGAAAGATCCGGCTTCGGATAGTGCTGAGTACCGTCTTTGGGGAAATGGGATCTATCTCGGAAACGCATACTTTGTACTTGCAGGAATTGTATGGGCTGATGGATTGGAGAAATACGAAGATGAAGGAAAACGGTAATTCTGCAAAGATCCATATTCTTGTTGCTATGGAGCGGGAGGCTGAAAATCTCGGTCTGCCTTGCAGCGTGATAGGAATCGGGGCAGAAAACCTTCCGAATATCGATCCTGATGACACTGTTATCAACATCGGCTTTTGCGGTGCGAACGGAATAACGCCCGGAACAATCATAGCACCATCAGAGGCTGTATCGCTTGAAACCGGAGAAAGGATTTCTCTCAAGCCCGGGTTTGACTGTCTTCATACGCCATGCTATACGGCAGAGTCTTTTGTGAAAACGCCCGCATTTGAAACCGGCTCTGTTTGCGATATGGAGCTTTTCAAAATCACACGGATTCCCTGCAGGGAGTTGTATGTTCTGAAAATTGTCAGCGATAACCTCAATGAAGAGGATTGTGAATCCTTCTGCGGAGAAGAATCGTGGACTGTTATCAGAGAGATGCTTAAGAAAAAGGAGCTTGTGCCATGAAAATAGCAATCATTGATGCCGACCTCATCGGCAGAAAACGGCACAGGTTTCCGAACCTCGCCTGCATGAAGCTGTCCGGGTATCACAAAGACTGCGGAAATGATGTGACGCTGAAAACCGATTATAATGACTTAGAGCAGTACGACAACATCTATCTTTCCAAGGTTTTCACGGATACGAAAGTGCCGGATGCCATTCTGAAACTCTCCAACGTGAGCTTCGGCGGCACCGGCTTCTTTTACGACAAAGCACCGAAACTGCCGGAAGCGGTCGAGCATCACAAACCGGACTATCATCTGTACGATGGCTGGGTTGCGGAACAGATCGTCAACGGAAAGAAAGCGTCTGAGTTTTCCTATTATACGGATTACTCCATCGGCTTCCTGACCCGTGGGTGCTTTCGGAAATGCGACTTCTGCGTGAACCGGAATTATGACCGTGTCCATATACACAGTCCGCTGTTTGAGTTCTACGATGAAAGCCGACCGAAAATCTGTCTTCTGGACGATAACTTCTTCGGCTGCCCGAACTGGCGGATGCTGCTGGAAATGCTGCAGGCAACCGGAAAGCCGTTTCAGTTCAAACAAGGCTTGGATGAGCGGCTACTGACCGAAGAAAAATGCGAGGTGCTGTTCCGCTCCAACTATGACGGCGATTATATCTTCGCCTTTGACAACATTGCGGATATGCCGCTCATCGAAGAAAAGCTGAAGCTCATCCGCAAATACACCAACGCCGTGCCGAAGTTCTACTGCTTCTGCGGTTTCGACCGGAACGGTCGCTGGAATGCGGATTTCTGGCGGCAGGACATCATCGACCTGTTCCGCAGGATAGAGCTTCTGATGAAATACCGGTGTCTGCCGTATGTGATGCGGTTCAACCGCTATACCGAAAGCCCGTGGCGCGGGATGTATATCACCATTGCAAGGTGGTGCAATCAGCCTGGGTTCTTCAAAAAGAAATCCCTTCGTGAATTTGCCCTTGCCAACGGCAAGAACAGTTCGGCGGTGCGGTATCTGACGGCTTTTGAGAAAGCTGTACCGGATGCCGCTTTTTATATGGACATGAAGTACGGGCAGTAAATCCTCCGGTCAGAAAGATGTGAACTTTCTGATATATCTTGCACATAGTCGTTGACTTCTGTGCCGAGTAGAGTGATCTATATAGACACCGAAGGGCGAAGCCCCTGCGGAATACGAAAACGGAGGATTTTACCCATGACAATCAACTACAACGTGACCGGAGCGGAACGCAAAAAGCTGGTGCAGACCATCGCGGAAATACTGGAATGCGATGCGAAGTACCTCGGTGTTCCGTCCTGCGCCTACCAAATCGACTACTTCACGGTCGATAAGAACGGCGCACTGAATTTTGATGACCGCGCCGACAGCGACGAGGTCGAGCAGCTCATCGAAGCCCTGATGGAGCGGGGCTACGAAGCGGAGGTCGAAACCGAAAAGAGCGTCCTTTCCATCGCCTACCCGAAAGCGAAACTCGGTGACGAGGGACTTGCAAACCTCAGAAAGTACATGGAAGCCAAGCACGATCTTTTCTGCGAAGCCTTCGGCGCAGACGAGCTTCCCATTGAAGCGGATGACGAGAAGGTTTCCTTCCCATGGTTCGATGCGGATTCCACGCCCGAGCAGGTGCAGGCTTACAGCACCTTCGTGTGCAAGCTCTGCGAGATGATGGCAAACGCCAAGCGGGTAACCGCTACCGAGAAGCCGGTCGAAAACAACAAGTACGCTTTCCGCTGCATCCTGCTCCGCATCGGAATGATCGGAGATCAGTACAAGGCAATTCGGAAGGAGCTTCTTTCCAGACTGTCCGGCTCTTCGGCTTTCAGGAGCGGTGCAAAGAAGAAATACGCACCGGGCTGTGACCCGATTCCCACACAGGAAAACACGGTGCCCTTCGATATCGAAGAAGCCAAAGCCCGACTGCAAGACCCTGCGGTGCAGGAAGAAATCAAGGCAATCCTGAACGGAGGTGACGCGGAATGAACGGATTCCCAAGCAGAGCAATCGTAGAACAACTGAAAAAGCAGTATCCGGTCGGATGCCGTGTGGAGCTTCTGAAAATGGATGACCTGCAGGCACCGCCTATCGGTACGAAAGGTACCGTCCGTTTTGTGGATGACATCGGCAGTATCGGAATTGCGTGGGACAACGGCTGCGGTTTATCAGCCGCATACGGTGAGGACATCGTGCGGAGGTGCGATAATGACTGAGAAAGAAAAGGAGCAGGTCTTAAAAATTCGGGATACCGGTCTTACGAATATGTTTGACACCCGCACCGTTCAGCGGATTGCCTTCGAGATGGATTTCCATGAGTTGGTTCTCCTGATTGAGGAGAGACCAAAAGAATATGTCCATTTCATCCTGACCGGCGAAATGTGAATTATCTGATACTTCTTCAAATACCCGCTTGACTTATGTGCAAAACAGAGTGATCTATATACACACCGAAGGGCAAAGCCCGAA